ATGCTCATGTTTGTTTCTCCGCATCAGCCAAGAACTTCCGCAAGCGCTTAATCCTAGCGTCTTCGTAGCTGACCACACTGGTGGCGTACTCCACCGCACTGTGGGCCTCTAGGCGGTGCAGTTCAGCATCAGCCAGTTCAGCCGCAGCCATCTCAACGGGTGTTAGGCGTCGGGTCAGCCGTTTAAATTGTTGTGTTAGGTTCATGGTTGTCTTCCTTCTTTTAGTATCTCCATCCGTTCCCGGCTGGCGCGTAAGGTGCAGTAGCGTTGGTGAATACGCTCCAACATGGACACCCTACGGTGCTTCATTCTTTCCTCATCCAGCAAAACCAATAGTTCGGCCTCACTGTAATTTTGCAGTTCACTTTGAAATTTTCTCCAAGTCAGCAATTCTCTTCTCCAGTTCGGTGATATGGGCAGTCACCTTGTTATAGGCCCGACTCGCACTGTTGTGCGTCCGGGTGCGGATTGCAAGTTCGGCTTGTGCGGCCCTCAACTTAGCTTTGAGTTGGGTAAGTCTGTTCATGTAAATAAGTTTATCACAAGTAAATTGTTTATTGCAACTATTTTTTCGCTTGCATCATTCCTGTTGCTTGGCCTTCTTCAATCACAATCCAGCCGTTTTCATGGACTTCAATCAACTTAGCGTCCAGCAGGTTGCTGATGTATCGGGCGTTCTTACCATCAATCAAATTTCGGCGTGAACCGGCTGCCTTTGCGCCAGGAAAGTTTGATATGCCGTTAGCAACAGCCCAATCGCGCATCACTGACTTGGTGAGGTAAGGTGCGCCGCCTCGATCTTCAGCGCCTCCTTTCCACCAGGCTTTCTCAAAGTCGGCAAACCCGAGTGACTTATCCTTTTGCTTGGACTCAGGCACTTCACCCTTAACCACCACGGCACTGGTGACCGCCTCGCCATCTTCATCAAACCAGCCGGGTATCGCCACCGACTCCAGGTCAACATAGACCGGCGCTGCCATCTCGGCGTCTTTGCTTTTGCGCTGCACAATCTCAATGGACTTGTCGCCCTTGGCGGGTATGACGCTGATTTCAATGTCCAAGGCTCCACGCCATGCCGATGATCCTCGCGCCCGGTGCTGGGCCTCCTCGCTGACTCCTGTGTGGTGAACCAGAATGACGGTGCAGCCAAACTCTTGCATGAGTGCAGCGCAGGCATCCAGCATGGTCTTGGCGTCTTGGGCTGAGTTTTCATCACCGGCCATGAATCGGTGCAGGGTGTCCACCGTGATCACATCAGGCTTGATCTTGAGCGCCCGTATGGCCTCCACCACTTTCAGATAACCCTCGGCGGTGTTAAGGTCAAGCCCCGACTTGCTGACCCACATATTGAGGTTGCTGACGTTGTTGTGGTGCTTCCAGGCTGCAATGCGTGAGCGCAGGCCGTGATGGCCTTCACCGGCTAAGTACACCATGTTGCCGGGTCTGACCTTGTGACCAAACCAAGTGGCTTTTCCACTGGCAATGTGCAGCATCCAGTCCAGCGTCACAAATGTTTTACCGCCACCGCTGGGGCCATGCACCATCACAAGAGCCTTGTCCTGTATCCAGTGCTTCACAAGCCATGAGATAGGCGCAGGTTGCGCTGAAAAGCCGTCGGCATGGATAAGGTAGTCCGTTGCCACAATGGGCTTCAACAACAAGGCCAAATCATGCCCCGCTTGGACGTAATCGTTGACGTCACCAAGGACGGGCGGTGTTGTCATGCGTACCCCAAACTTGGCGCTGGCCTGCTCGGCGTAGCGCTGCCCCACTCCACTAGCGTCATGGTCTGCAACGATGCAAATGTCTAGCATCGGATGGCCTTCCTTCAAGATCCCCGTCACCGGCACAAGGTTGGACGCGCTGTACGCCACCGCGCAGGGTTGGCCTGTTACCTCGGCTATGGTGGCAGCAGTGGCAAAGCCCTCGGCAATGTAGAGAGTGGTGGCGTCATCCATGCTACCGACTAGCCAGTACATTGAGCCGGTCTGTCCACCAGGGTGATACAGCTTGCCACCGGCATGGTCAATGTATTGGATGCTGGAGAGTTCGCCGTCCGAGTTGTACAGTGGAACCATCAGCCTGCCGTCACCCGTAATCCGTGCGCCATGCGTCTTGATGCCCTTGCGCTGCAAGTATGGATGCTCGGGGCTTGCTGCCCCTGCCTGCGACCAGATGAGATCGACGGTGTTTGCCGCTACCTCACGGGACTTTTTCACCTCGGCATCCCGCTGAGTCTTGGCCTCTGCCAAGCGCCGGGACTGCGCCATTTCCTCCACGGGCGTCAAGTTGCGGCCAATGTCTGCTTTCCAACTGGACTCAAACCCAGATCGCCAGCAGCCAAAGCGACCTGCCGGTACGCCATCACTGAACGCCACATACCAACCCGGCTTGTCGTGGCCTTTCTCGCCCTTGGTGCCACTGTTAAAACGGTGCAGCTTGCCGTCGAGAGATATGGCTTCTGGTGGCTTCAACCCTGCGGCCAACATGGCATCTTTAAGTTGAATGTCAGGTGCATCAACCTGCTTTTGAGAGGGCGGCGACCAAGGGCCACCGAGGATATTTGAGAGGTCTGCCATTTATTTTCAATCTTTCGTAATAAAGTTGTTGACATCGTAGCATGAACTTATGCTACACTGCAACCACGCTTCGAACTGAGTCCAGACGGAAGCGCAACCAGTAGGAGAGCCAAATGGCTATTTCGTTGAAACGCACCAGCGGCCTTAGTGCCAGCGGTGTCAAGTTGCTTGTCTACGGGCAAGCGGGTGCTGGTAAGACCAGCCTGATCAAGACACTGCCGAACCCGGTAGTATTGTCAGCTGAGGGTGGTTTGCTGTCCATACAGGACGCTGACTTACCTTACATTGAGATTACCAGCATGGATGATCTTCGGGAAGCCTATTCTTGGGTGTTGGAGTCCGAGTACAAGTCAGTGGCTCTTGACAGCATCAGCGAGATTGCTGAAGTCTGTCTCAACACTGAGAAGAAGATCAACAAAGACCCTCGCGCTGCTTACGGCAGTATGCAGGAACAGATGGCCGATATCATCCGCGCCTTCCGCGACCTGCCAGAGCGCCATGTCCTGATGACCGCCAAGCTGGAGAAGACGCAGGACGAAATGGGCCGAGTGCTGTACTCGCCCTCGATGCCGGGTAACAAGACCGGTCAGGCTTTGCCTTACTTCTTTGATGAGGTGCTGGCGCTGCGGGTCGAGAAGGATGCCGAGGGCAATACGCAACGGGCCTTGATGTGCGACAGCGATGGACTGTGGCTTGCCAAAGACCGTAGCGGCAAGCTGGGAACCTGGGAAGCGCCTGACTTGGGCGAGATCATCAACAAGATTGGCGGTGTGGCATGAGCAAGCCTTCAGTCGGAATGATTGCCATGTGGGTGGGTGAATTGTCCTCCAATATGGAACACATGAAAAGCATGGCTATTCACCAGATGGATGACGCTCAATTAGACGAGTTTGCCAAGTATGTGCGTGACGCCAATTACTCCCTCGCTTCCCTTACCAAGTACGTCAAAGATGAACAGGAACAACCATGAGCACCTTATATCAACGCTGGCTTGATGCCAAGAAACTTGAAACCGCTGCCGTAGCCGAGCGCCGGGAACTGGAAGACCTGATGGTCGAGACGTTCGCCATCCCCAAGGACTTGGATGGCACCGTCAAACACGCCATTGACGGTTACGTTATCAAGACTGAAGGCCGCATCAACAAGAAGATCGACGTTGACAAACTTCAGATGCTGGCCGCTGAAGCCGGTCTGTCTGAACACCTGTCCAGCCTTTTTCGCTGGAAGCCCGAAATCAATGCAAAGGCATGGGGAGCGGCTGCTGATGCCGTAACCCAGCCCTTGCTTGGTGCCATCACGTCCACCCCTGGACGCCCAACTTTTTCAATCACTAAGGATTAATCATGGCTTTCCTCGACGAAGAATTTAGCATTGACACCCTGCCCGTTGGCAACACTGGAAACTTTGAGCCACTGCCCGAAGGTTGGTACAACGCTACCATCACAGGCGCTGAAGTCAAGCCGACCAAGGCAGGCGACGGCAAGTACATTGCCGCCAAGTACACCATCACCGGGCCTACCCATCAGGGGCGGGTGGTATTCGGCAATCTCAACATCAAGAACGCCAGCACCAAGGCCGAGGAGATTGGCAGGCAACAGCTTGGCGAGATTATGCGAGCCATTGGCTTGGCAAAGGTGACTGACACCGACCAACTGATCGGCGGTAACCTGGGCATCAAGCTGGTGGTCAAGACGGGCGAGTACGCCGGGAATGAGATCAAGGGCTACAAATCTCTTGGCGGCGTGACGCCGGCTGCTGTATCCCCGTTTAAGCCTGTTGGGCCTGCTACTGGCGTTGCACCGGCTAAGTCTGCGCCACCTTGGGCTAAGAAGTAAACAAAAAAAGACCCCGCTTTTAACGGCGGGGTCAACATGAGCAACAACTAACAGGAGAAAACACCGTGCAAATACCAGAGCCAGAGATTACCATAACTTCATTGATTGACTCCGCCCATCAATCAAGAGCCGAGAAGCCCCGCGCTCACATGGGGTGCAGTACGCTGGGCCACCATTGTGAACGCTGGCTTTGGCTGTCATTCCGCTGGGCGGTGGTTGAGAAGTTCCAAGGCAGGATCTTGCGACTGTTCAGGCGCGGCTTTAATGAGGAGGCCACCATCATCAGTGACCTACGCGCTATTGGCATGAGCGTATCAGGCACTCAGCGCCGGGTGAACTTTGGCAGCCATGTATCGGGAAGCCTGGACGGTATCGGTAAAGGCGTACCCGGTGCGCCGAAGACTGAACACGTTTTGGAGTTTAAGACCCACAGTCTCAAGTCATTCAACGACTTGGAAAAAAACGGCGTGGCAAAGAGTAAGCCCATGCATTTCACGCAATGTCAGGTCTATATGCACGGCACTGAACTGAAACGCGCCCTGTACGTTGCCGTCTGCAAAGA